CTTTAATGCAAGTTCATTGATCAAAGACTTGAAGTGACCGCTATGAGCAGACGCTGTTGGATATTCTTTGATGATAAGTCGACCTTGTGTTTTCTCTCTGAGTTTTTTAATCTTGCCATCATATAATGATTGAGGCATATCATGTAAATCTTCCATAGTGACATCTAGTAAGTTTGCGTCAATTCTTTCTGCAATTCTTTCCTCTGCCATCTCTAAAGTGATATACAATACATTAAGACCTTGCAACAAATAACTAGCTGCTACATGACACATGAACAATGATTTACCAACACCAGTACCAGCAAGAGCAATGTTTAATGTCTTACTTGGAACACCACCTTTGGTAATTCTATTCATGTAATCTAAATCAAATTGATATCGTTTCTCTTTTGTATGATAGAATTTAAATCTTGATTCAGCGTCTTCAATATAATCGTGACCAACTGACTTGTCAAATGATACAGCTAATGCCTCTGATAGAATATGTGGTATTGCCTCTGGTGTTTGTGTCTTATCTTTATTATCTAAGATTTTAATACCAGCTAATACAGCATTGTGTACAGCACGGTCTTTACAAAACTTCTCTGTAGTTTCAAGTAACCATTGGTCATCTGATTCAGTATTCTCAACACTAACAACATAATCTTTTATGTGTTGTAATTCTTCTTCATTAATATCTCTTCGACTATTCAGTTCAATTAGAATAGCGTCTTTTGTAGGAAGATTATTATACTTCTCAATGAAACCAAAGACTTCACCAAACAATAATTGTTCAACACGATTACTAAAGTATTCTTCTTTAATAAAAGGTAAAACCTTTCTAGTGTACTCTTCTTTAAAGAAGAGGCTAGAGATTATTGTATTCTCAATCCGTGATTGCTGTACCATTATCTAATTTCTCCTCTAGTAGTTCTATTAAAATGTCGCCGATATAATCTATAAACTCTTTGTTGTCAAGCAAATCTAAGTCATTAGGATTCTTATCAACTGTGTAATCAAATCTCATAGGCAACCTACCATCTGGAAGTTCTTCCTCTTCCTTAGCTAGTTGCACTTTGCCATAATGATAAATTACATCTTTGAATTTACCCTCTGTCAACTTGACACAAGAATGTTCTTCGCCACTTTTTTGAGCGAAGGTATATCTTTTAGTCTTCGTCTTGTCCGTATGTGAATTTTCTTTTTGCATGTTCATCAATTTTATCTAATACTTCTTTTGTAAAATACTTTTCTGGATTCTCGTTGATAGTTTTACCAAATACTTTTGTACCATCAGCCATTTCAAACCTTGTAGATACTTTTGAAAACACACCAGCTTCTTCACCAAGTTCTAGTAAACCATAATGTCTATCTAGTCCTGTTTTGTATGTTAACTTAACATCAATCATTGCATTTTCTTTGGTCAATCTTGACTTATAATTTTTACAATGAATAATATTACCAATAACTTCGGTACCATCTTTGTCTTTTCTTTTACTTAGATATATAATTGATGAAGCAGCGTATTTCAAACCTGAACCGCCACCCATTTCTTTTTGTGGGAACATAGAACCAATAACATCATATGTATGGTTGGTCATAATCATTGGAATGCCAGCCTTACCTAATTTTAATGTTAAAACTCTGAATGTAGATTTTACAATTTGAGACCTTGTCATATCTCTTGTTTCTTTACCAGCAGCCGTGTCTTCCATTTCTTTTGTAGTAGATAACATACCTAAACTATCTAATACAAACAGTAAAGGTTTTCTATCTGACTCTTTTTGGCTTAAATATTTTTCAATCACTTTAATTGATTGACTTCTAAATTCTTGTACAGTTGCAACCGGAACAATTACCATTCTAGTAGCGTCAACACCTCTAGCTTCAATCATACTTTTTGAAATTGCACCCTCTGATTCGAAATAGATAACACCAGCTTCTTTGTTCTTATCTAAAAATGCTTTTACAATACCTAATGCAAAGAAGGTCTTTCCTGTCGCAGCTTCACCTGCGATTGCTGTAATCTTATTTGCTGGCATACCACCATATATACTACCTGATAGTAACGCATTGAACGAATATGAGCCTGTGTCAATGAAACTGGTTACATCTGCACTATCAACACCCTCACTTACTAAACCAGCATATTCATTGCCAGTTTCTTTAATTATATCTTTTAAAAAATCACTCATATTTTCTCCTTAGTTATGTATAATATACCATAGTTTGATGTTAATGTCAAGCGTCATCTGATAATATCTATCTGACAATCTTTAGTCCATACTTCTAGGTCATTTCTTAATCGACCATCCTTATTTAGATTGTCGAATCTTTTGGTTGCCATTTTTCTCCACCACTCTATAATTTCTTTATCATTGTATCTGTCATAGTTTGGTGCCTTAACTATATCTTGTGTCTTACCATTTACAATGTCTATAAAATTTTCTATACCATAGTTACTTGCATAATATCTTTTTTGTTCGGTAAGATTTTTAGCATTTGCAATCGTAAGTTTAAATTTTTCTAAGTCATCACCTTCAAGTGCTTTCTTACATAGACCAATAATGCCGGTGGTCATTTTAAGTTTACGACTTGAAGCATCCGCTTTTACTAACTCACCTGCACCAATAATATCTTCAACATATTTTACCATGTCGAGGTATGGTTTACCATGCAACATAGGAATAAAATCTGACATTGTATTACCTTTGTATCTTAAAAATGGTTTCATACCATCATACATTGAGGCACCTTTAGTCTTACCATATAAACTGGTTGTTTCAAATAAAACTAAGTTCATATCATACTTCTTGTTTAACATCTCTCTAACTTGATGTGAACAACATAGACCAGCCAATAATTTACCACCAAGATAATTAAAACCAAATGGTTGGCATGGTACAATTACAAAACCCATAATAGCCGTCTTGTTAAATACTTTTAAATCAGGTACATTACCTAACATATCATTTCTAGGTTTACAGTTAATAACTGGAGAACCAAATCTCATAAAACCTACAAACTTACCTGTGTTCATTTCTTTCACGGCAAGTTTTAAACTTTTACCTGGAATGCTGACCATATTACTATGACTTGATATCATATTAATACAGGTGTCCCATGTGTGATTGTCTAATACTACAACTTGTAAATCCATGTCCTGTGGTGACATAGTAAAATCGCAAAACATATCACTATCAAACCCCATACCTGGAAGACTTGATGGCAATGATTCAATCTGAGCCATCTTTTGGTCACGCATATATTCATCAATTCTTTCAAACTGACCAAAGTAATCATTGAATATACCAGCACAATGTAGTGCCTGTTCTCTATCTAGGGCTTTCGTCATTCATCTTCCATAACATTAATATAGGTACAGTATACACTAAACCTAGCCAAAAGGCAAGCTCTAAGTATATCATACTTCATTACCCCAATAGTCCCAATTCTCTCTGGTTTTCTTACGAGCAAACAGTTCAATGTATGGCCCATCCACAAGTCTTTCTATCTCACCATGTAAAAGTGGTTTTTCGGAATGTTTACCTCTTGGCGATACTACTAATTGTGCCACATCTTTATTGATTCGTTTTGGTCTACCTTTTGTTGCAAGTAAACACATTTCAGGATTACCTCTTGTCCAATATCCTAAACCTGTAAAAAATCCTAATGTATGTTTGTTTGTTTTTGCCCATGTAAAACCTACTGTTTTGTATTTAAATCCCCATGCGTCTATGACTTTAAGAGCTTGGTCTAACATAGGGTCACACACCCACATTAACAATACACAATTCTCATCTGCAATTTCTTTAACAGGCAAATTACAAATATCATTTAGTGACATGCAATCATAATGCTTTTCAGGACTTTTATCTTTGCCTTTATCTGACCGTGTTCTAAACAACCAAGGTGGGTCTGCATAGATTACTTTATATTTTTTGTTTGGTAAATCAGCCAAAGAAACTCTCCGTTTTAGTTGTTAATGTATTACAAAAGTCCTCACAACTTTTAAATGTTAAGTCAAACTGTTTAGTTCTGGCCAATTCATTGCAATGCATAAGAACGGTAGGACTAATTTTGTGGTCACCTTTAATTATACACACATTACTGTAACCATATTTGTTATGGTACTTCCATAGTTTATGTGGTAATTTTTCTTCAACACTACCTACTGAATTCTGATTGGTACAATCTGCAAACACCTTACCATGTAAAGTTTCTATTATGAAATCTATGGCATGGGCACCTGGTTTTGCTCTTTGATAAGATATATTGTTTTCTCTACAATAGTTCTCTACTTTATCTTCAAGCAACTGACCTGATATGTTTACTGGATTATCCAAAGAATGCCTCCAA